CTACTCCTACATTACTTCTACATTTTTGCTGTTATAGCCTATATTTTACTAGGTTTCCCGTTTCGGTTTCCCAGGCTTTGAACAAGTGATTTTACGGAAAAATCCAGTAAAATAAGCATTTTTCAAAGTGGTTAGAAGTGGTAAAAATCAGGTAAAAGTAGGTCACTCCTACATTACTTCTACACTACTTCTACACCCACACTCCTACACCGATAATAGCCCCTCTGTGATCTTTAATCGGATTGCAAAGGGGCTATTTTTTTATATTATGGGATTTTTTCGATCTCTTCACGCAGCCAACTCACATCTCTCTGCGTGTAGACTTTTTCTGTCACATCGGTGATTCGATGACCGACGATGTACTTGATCGCATATTCATCGACCTTGTACTTCTTGGCCTGAGTCACGAAATGCATACGACCATCATGAGCACGGTGTAGGGGATTAAGTTTGAGAGCGTCACGAATAGTTTCGCAGCGAGAACGATATTTATCATATGTCATTTTCAAATTGCTGCGATGCGTATGAGTATCAGTACAGTTGAAAAGATATTTACTTTCCAGTTGTACGGCTTCGTTGTAGTATTTTTCCACCAGCGGACGAATTCTCGAATGTATAGGAACGATTCGGCCTTTGCCAGCTGGAGTTTTCATACCACCAGAAAAGATTCCGTTTTCAAGGTCCACGTTATTAAGCTCGATAAGTCCGATTTCTTGTGGACGCCATCCGGAGTATGTCTGAATGAGAAGCAGATCTACATAAGGAATTACATCGATATTTTCCCAAAGGGTTTTGATTTCAGCATCCGTAAACGGAATATGACCGCGCTTATTCTCTTCCTGTTCTTGGATGATATCATCGGACAAGGAGAAGGTTCGCGCATAGTTCTTTTGAACGATATCATATTCAAGTGCGTAATCAAGCATGATGTTGAACATGGATTTGATTCGCTCTTTTGTTCCGGCAGATGCTTTTTTCTGCTCGCCGTTTACAACGATGAATCCTTCTTCCATACAACCTTTGATATGCCGAGATCTGATATCAGATACGCGCATGTCGTAAACGGAAGAACAATAGGACCATGCCGATTTAACATTTCGGATACTTGAGGGGGATTCGAGTGTTTTGAAATACTCAGCTGACCATTTTTCATATAGTTGACATACGGTCATAGCAAGATCCAGATCGTACGGATTCTTGTTATATTCTACGAGGGCAGCATACGCATCATTATACGTTTCAAAGAATGATTCTGGTTTTAGAGGTTTCGATATGAATCGACCTTGGGAATCTTTTCCTACCGGAACCATTGCTCTGAAGCGCTTTCTGAGATTCTTATTTTTGATTTCGCTGATCTGTCCAAAACCATTGGGCAGACGCTTCCTTCGATTGGATTTTCGAGGCTTGCGATATTTAAGAATCTCTTCTTTGAATGTGAAACCGCAATGTGGGCAGAAGGCCGCTTTATCGCTGATCTGCAATTCGCATTCGGGACATTTAACTAACATTGAAAATCACCTCCTGGATAGTATGACCCGCGAGGTTATTATACACATTGGTGTAGAAGTAGTCAACTCCTACACCGCGGATATCGCATTCCCTTTTATGAGAAGAAAACTTTTATGGGAGGCGGTATTGTGACAAAACGCAAATACGCATATGACGGTTCGGTAACCGAATTCGGACGAGAGGTAGCTCACAGATGGAAGGGTGAAACCTGGGCGGTATCTCCGCAGAAGGCGACGTCCAATCTGATCTACCAATTCAAGAAACAGACTAACCGCATAGCGAGCTGCAAAATTGCTCTTACCGGTAAAGTGGTAGAGGTAGCTTAACGATATTGAGCTCTTCTTACAAGGGCTCTTTATTTTTCTCATACCATACGATATCATTACGCTATATTCTAATCTAGATTAGAGGAATGATATGGTCAGAGTCGGAGAAACACACTGTCCGATATGCGGAAAAGAGATTAAACGATACGATAAAGTTCATCGGATTATCAAAGGGGAGTATGGTAAACGCCGGTGGATTGATATACAAAGACTATTATGCTCTGGCTGTGGAGCGCTGCACAGCGAACTCCCTTTTGAATTGCTTCCATATAAGCATTACGAGGCTCGGATTATCGAGGGATTTATATTTGAACGATATTCGTCCTGTGATTTGGAATTTGAAGATTATCCGAGCGAAACAACAATCAAGAGATGGAAAACCCTTCCACTTACTTCGGTTTCACAATTTAATATTTCTAACCTAGAATAGCTTTCGAAAGGAGGCTATGACCTTATGGAAGTATTTTGTGAAGGAAGCGTTCCGGTAAGCGTTGCCGCCCGTGTATATGGGAAAGACGCCTCATGGGTGAGAGCTGGAATTATTGCCGGTTGGCTGCCGATCGGAAAGGCGACCAGAAACGGAAAGCTGATCACCCGTATCGAAGAGATGAATTCGAAGTACGGACGGATCAATTATCAGATTTCTCCCAAGCTGCTTTATGAGCAGACCGGCTTCGTATGGAAGGGAGAGAAAAACTGATGGGAACCAGGACAAGGCCAGAATTATCCGAGAAGAATCCGTATTGGCTGGAACGACATCGATACTATGAGCTCAAGCATTTCTGTATGCAGTATCCGATCTGGATGAGAGCATATAAAGAGCTTGACGGATACGGGCAGAAATCTGTTTACATCATTCGAGCTGTCACCGAGAAATTCGGTTCAGACCCGACGATGGCGTGTGCGGATGCGCTGACGTACTACGCGAACCGGCTTGGAATGGTAGATCGGGCAGCATATGATGCGGCGAGCGACCTTGCCGGTTATATCGTAAAGGGTGTGACCGAAGGATTATCTTACGATATTCTCAAAGTGAGATACGGAATCCCATGCTGCAAACAGGTATATTACGACGCATACAGACGATTTTTCTGGCTTCTTGATATAGCGCGGAAATAACAGCTCCTTTAATGAAGAAAGGAGTGTGTTTCAATGAAAGACGAAACTTTAAAAGCTTTACGAGAAATCGAAATGTTTGGTTTGCAACTTCAAAGGTATGCGCTGATGTTGGGTGAATTACGAGATGAATTAGAATGTGTTGAAAACGAAGATGCGCAATATTTTCAGCTCTATGTGAATGCAAAAGCACATTGTATTTCTGAATGTAGCCAAGCAGCATTTGGTGATTTCGAAAAGCGTGAAGAGAAATTATTGAATCAATTGCGAAAATCTGTAGAGATTGAGTCCTGACATGGACTCTTTCTTTTTTTTTTTTTTCGCAAAAATTCCCGGGTAGGATTTTTCTGAAAACAATCCTGCACGGCTAGAATAAATTTCAGTACACAGGTGACAAGAAAAGGTGGTAATTTGCTATGGAGGTTGAAAGGACATGATGATGGTCAAAGAATTCGGTCGTGAGATTAAAACTATGTTTGATCAAGTGACTGAGATGGATGCGCAGAACAGCGATCTTAAGCGAGAAAACGGAAACATCGACGGCAACACTGCAATGGGAGCCATGCTTCAGCTTGGAGCAAATGCGGCGAAGATTTACTATCTTGAAACAGCTGTTCAGCCGCTTCATGCTCATCTTCATAAACAGGGATACATTCATATTCATGATCTGGATTTTCTGAAGTATACGACGACCTGTACGCAGATTGATCTGATCAAGCTGTTTAAGGGCGGATTTGATACGGGTCATGGTCATCTTCGAGAGCCGAAGTCGATTGGTTCATATGCTGCGCTTGCTGCTATTGCCATTCAGAGCAACCAGAATGACCAGCATGGCGGTCAGAGTATCGTTAATTTCGATTATGCAATGGCGGAAGGCGTAAAGCTGACGCATGAAAAATACATGACGGAAGCGCAGCAGATCTGGTATGAACTCAATCCCGGTTCTACCGAGATGAGCCGCACCGAATGGATCAATCAATACGCAATGCGCAGAACGAAGCGTGATACCTATCAGGCTATGGAGGGATTCATTCATAACCTCAATACGATGCATTCTCGTGCAGGCGCACAGGTTCCGTTCTCTTCGATCAATTACGGTATGGATACAAGCTGGGCTGGACGGCTGGCGATGGAGCAGTTGTTGCTGGCAACAGAAGCTGGACTCGGTCAAGGTGAAACGCCGATTTTCCCGATTCAGATTTTCAGGGTGAAGGAAGGCATCAACTACAATCCGGGAGATCCGAACTATGATCTGTTCAAGTTGGCAATGCGTGTTTCGGCTAAGCGTCTTTTCCCGAATTTCAGTTTTGTGGATGCTCCGTTTAATCTTCAGTATTACGATCCGAACAGGCCGGAAACACAGGTTGCGTACATGGGCTGTCGTACTCGTGTACTCGGTAATGTGTACGATCCGACGAGACAGATCAGCAATGGACGCGGTAATCTGAGTTTTACGAGCATCAATCTGCCGAGAATTGCCATTCTTTCTACTCGAAAAGATGAAAACGAAGATGTGGACATTCAGGAAAGATTCTTTATCTTACTCGACGCCATGCTGAAAACGGTACTCGATCAGCTCATGGATCGTTATGCGATTCAAGGAAAACGCCGCGTTCGAAACTTCCCGTTCCTGATGGGAGAGGGTAACTGGCTCGATTCTGAGATGCTCGGTCCGGATGACATGGTTGCTGAAGTGCTCAAGCACGGTACGCTTTCAATCGGTTTTATCGGACTGGCTGAGTGTTTGAAGCAGCTTACCGGTTGTCATCACGGAGAAAGCGCGTATGCTCAGGAACTTGGACTGAAGATCATCGGTCATATCCGTAAGTTCTGTGACGAGAAATCTGAGGAACTCAAAATGAATGTGACATGTCTGGCTACGCCGGCAGAAGGTCTTTCCGGCCGCTTTGTTCGTATGGACAAGAAAGAATACGGTATTATCGAAGGCGTGACCGACCGTGAATACTACACGAACAGTTTCCACGTTCCCGTATATTATCCGATATCCGCATATAAGAAGATCGACATTGAAGCGCCGTATCACGCGCTGACCAATGCCGGTCATATTTCTTATGTGGAGATGGACGGTGATCCAACGAAGAACCTCGAAGCGTTCGAAGCTGTGATTCGCCACATGCACGATGCCGGAATCGGTTATGGCAGCATCAATCATCCCGTCGATCGTGATCCGGAATGCGGATACAACGGGATCATCAACGATATTTGTCCGAAGTGCGGACGCAAGGAATGCGCTGGTCATCCATTTGAAAGAATCCGCCGAATCACTGGATACCTGGTTGGAACGCTTGACAAGTGGAACAACGCCAAGCGAGCAGAAGAAAGGGATCGTACGAAGCATGAAACTGCGAATCGCGGGAATTGAACAGGAGTCCATCGTTGATGGGCCCGGATGGCGATACGTGATATTCACTCAGGGCTGCCCGCATCGCTGCAAAGGATGTCACAATCCCGAAACGCATGATGAATCGGGCGGTCTTTTGATTGATACGGACGAAATCATCCGTCATCTTGGGGAGAATCCACTTGTAAAAGGCATCACATTTTCAGGTGGAGAACCCATGCTTCAGCCAAAGCCTCTTCTTGAAATCGCTATCGAAGCGAAAAAGAAGGGGCTTAATATATGGTGCTATACCGGATATACGATTGAAGAACTGATCGAAAAGGATGATCCGGATCAGATGGAGCTTCTCAATATTGTTGATGTACTGGTAGACGGACGGTATGTAGATTCTCTTCGAACGATGGATATTTCTTATCGGGGAAGTCTGAATCAAAGAATCATTTATATGAGCGAGGAGAGAAAAGCATATGGATAACCATACTATAATCGTTTTGATCATCGTTGCTGCCTTCGTATTTGGCTACGCAATTGGATACGCACGAAACGGTTTCAAAACCAATATCGGTACGCTGTGGATCGATACGCTTGACCCTGAGACTAATCCGAATTTGTATCTGGAACTCAAGGAAGGCGTCGGATATTTCATGGAGGACAAACAGGTTTGCATGGACGTTCGTGTTGTTCAGAACACGGCTCCTGCGCGGGAATAACAATCCCTATTATGGGAACTAAAAACCGAAAGGAGAAAGACCATGTACGGCAAAGCAAAGAGAGCATTGAAGGAAGCGTACGATACCGAGATCGAAAAACTGAGAACACTTGAACCAGGCGATCAGGACTATCAGGATTCCCTTGACCGAATGGCAAAGCTGAACAAGATGATCAATGAGGATCGGCAGTCGATGACAGACTGTACGACCAAGGTTGTGACCTGCTTGGGCGGCATTGTGATCGGTCTTGGCGGACTGTATATTTCCAGAAATCTGGCATATGACGTTCTCAGATTCGAGAAGGACGACTCGATTTCGACTTTCACTGGAAGAACCGTGATTGGCAACGTACTCAAATTTAAGGCAAAGTGATCCCAACGGGAAGGCGTGTTAAATACATGCCTTCTTCGTTTTTGTCCGCGTAGAACGCAATGGCTATAATGAAAAACTATATTTTAGGAGGAATGGTTATGTTGGATTCAAAACTCACAAGGTATATGTGTGCAATAATCATTGGAGTTACCAGTGTATTCAAATGTTTATGGATTTTCGTAAAGATGGTTGTGATGACTTATCTTTTATCTAAGGAAGAAAGATGGGCGTTGGACATCTATGAAATCGTAGAAACAGCGAAAATGGGAAAAGAACTCTATATTGCTCAAATGCGCGCGATATTTGAATGGGCAAATGATGGTGACATGGAAAACTGTAGAAAGAATATGGTGAAATATATGGAGGAGGTAAGCCCCTAACAAGGGCTTTTCTCTTTTGCTATGCGATACCACTACGAGAAGCCGACATTGTATGCGAGCATATACGGAAAAGTGTATTTGTGTAATCATCCGGTGTACAGCCGCTGCACGCTATTCATCATCGCGGACAAGGGACTCGCCGTTATCCAGCAGCGATATGATCCGGCAACGAAGCGGACATGGTGGGGTGAAATCGATCCGTGGCTTACGGATGGAATCTATCTCCATCCGAAGTTTAAGACATATTTCGATAGACGTGCCCAAAAGGATACGGACGGAATCTATCCGACGGTCACGATCAGACAAATTATGTGGGCACTTAAAATGAAGCCGATTAAACGTGAACGATGGGAAACCGTATTCGATCGGCAAAATGTATAGCGCTAAAATGAATAATATGAAAAGCAAACTTTCATATTTTGGCTTGCGACAATAAAATAACCCTAAAAATTGGGGGGGGGTACTTCCCTTCAAAAGTTGATTATGGTATAATTTATGACAGTGTACACAAGGGAGGATTCAAAAAGATGCCTAAGAAAAACACAAAGAAAAATGGATTCTTTAAGACGCTCAGCGATGCTGTCGGAATTGAAATGGCCAAAAAGATTGTGATTCTAATGATTATCGCTGTCCTCCTGATTGGAGCAGCAATCGGCATCGGAAGCAGGGTGTTTATTGGCAGCCGCATGACGCAATTCGACCTTCACGCGATTGGTGAAATGGCAACTCAGGCTGGATATTATACGAACGTTGAGGTGATCGAAGACAGCAAGACATTGTGGAAGATCACACTGCCGTTTACTAGCAGCAAGTATATTTTCAGCTATGACGGCGTGATCAAGGCAGGCATTGACTTTGAAGAGATTCAGTGGAGTGTCAACGACGTTCTCAAGCAGATTACTGTCGATCTTCCCGAAACGAAGATTCTCAGCAATGAGATTGATACGGATAGCCTTTATGTCTACGATGAATCCAGAAGTATATTCAGCCCGCTGACAGTTGAGGATATCAACGAGTCGCTGATTGCGCTCAAGGGAGAATCGGAGGAGAAGGCGATCGGAAACGGAATCCTTAAAGAAGCGGAAGCAAATGCCAAGGTATTGATTCGCGGATTCCTTGCCGGCTCCTATCCCGATTATGAGATCATCTACGAAGAATAATAAATACTTAATCCCCGCGAAAAATGCAAGGTTTTCTATGGAAGACTAAACATTTTCGAAAGGGGATTTTTTATATGTCTATTGGAAAACTGTTTTGTATTTTATTGATCGGAACGATTGTATATTGTGTTGGTTTCTTTTCCGGAGCAGCAATGATGGAAAAGATCAACGACGAATACAGAAATCAGGTTAATCAAAATGCGGAACGAATCCGGGCGGAAAGAAAGACCAGATACGAGATGAAACATCTTAAAGCGGAGGCTTAACATGGCCTCTTCGCTTTGATCGCGAAAAATACAAGTCTCTTTATGAAGAACATAAATAACTCTTTTGAGGAGGCTTGAATATGGGATTTGTTGGATTTGTATTTTTTACTTTTCTGGGCATTTGCACAGCGGTGATTTGCGCCAGAAGCGGAAAACTGATTATCCGATTCATCAACAGATTTTTTGACGGACTCGAACAGCTATTTACTTGATTCCTAAGGGGAGGCTTTGCACGGCCTTTCCCTTTTATTTTTGAGAGGAGAAAATCTATGAACATGAACAATCCTGCATTTTATCGAACGATCAATTTCGATCGGGAAATCTTCGCAAGCGTGTTGTTTAAGAACAATTTATCTATCAATAAACTTGCGAAAAATCCTAATATTCATTGTAGCGCGAGTCGAATTAAAAAATATGTCGAAGAAGGACGTATGCCGGAATACATTGCAATATCGATTTCGGAAGTGTTGGGTATCGATAGAAACAAGTTATTTGGATTATCCACAGAAGATCGTATTCGAATGAGATACGGAGATCGTGAAGGATATATTATTGATCTGATGGAAGAAAAATACCAAACAAAAGATTATTTTGTTATGCTGCATCGTGGAATGACAGTTCTTGAGGCCAATGAATATACACAGTGTCGATTGAGACAGCTACAGCTTACCGAAATGGCAAAAACCGAATACGTTTCTGAATAAAGGAGAAAAAAGCAAATGGAATTCACGAAAACCTTTGACAAGCTCGCAGCTCTCGCCAGTTTGAAAAACATGATGAGCGGAGGAAAGAGCAATCCGGTGACGAGTCTGATGGAGAATCCCGAAGATTACAAACTGGAAGCCTACATTGACGGTGATGAAATCGTGATCAGACTCAAAAAGAGAAACAGATCTCTTCCCGGAAGAATACCAGCGAAACCAACGAGAAAACCGCTTCCGCCGCCTAAAACGCGATAATCGCAAGGTTTATTATGAAAGGAAGTGAGCAACATGCTTGATAAGATCAAGAATATTTTCTTCAGCAAGACGACTGGTAAAATTATCCTTGGAGTTGGTATCGGATATACCATTCTGAATGGCATTTATCAGGAAGAAAGCCGAAAAAAGGAAATGGAACGACTGATTGAAGCAGCCGTTGACAAGCGACTGAATCAGGAGAAATAAGCCCCTAACAAGGGCTTTTCTCTTTTTCGGAGGGATTATGACCAAACAAGAAGCCATCGAAGGGCTGGAAATGTATGAGCGAATGTGTTGCTTTGAGCCGAGGGCTTACTGGAGCAAATACGATTTCGCTTACAAATGCTATGCGAAAAGTCTTGTTTCGTTTGTTATTGCTCGAATAAATCGATGTGATGATGAACCGATCATGGTAATTCGAGCCATGAAGGATGAACTTGACGATATCATTGAGAATACAAAGAATGAGCAAACGTGGGATTTTTGTTCCACGATGCACCGTATTCTTGATGATATTATCTTATGGCTTAGATAGGAAATGAAGTATGAGCAGTTATGAGGCAGTCAGAAGATTGCAGAAATTTCAAAAAGTATACTGTTATGGCTCGAAATACAGCTGGAAAAAGACCAGTCTTATGATGAGAAGTTATGCCGATACTCTTATTTCTATTTTAATAGAAAAGATTGAGGAGTATCCGGAAGAAGACCCAATCGTTATTATCAAGTTTCTTCAGAGTGATATCGAAGATTTGATGTGCATGAGTGAAAATGAACGTACAAGAACGTTCTGTTCACATATGATGGAAATCTACAAAGAAATCCTAAAACGAATTATCTAAGGAGGAAAAGACAATGAAGGTTATGCGCAAGATGATGATCAAAACGAACGAATTCTGTATCGGTGATCAGATCAAGGTAAAGGTTCGCGGTATGGGCACGTTTACCGCTACTGTTCACAAGATTCTCGACAATGGTGAGGTACTGTTCGTGTTTGATCAGTGCGTTGCCCGCAGGCAGATGAACTCGACGAATACGAACGAAGGCGGCTTCTCGAACAGTGAACTGAGTAAGTGGCTCTATAATGAGTTTTCGCACAAACTTCCGGCAAAGATCACCAGCCGACTGATCGATATCGGAATTCCGTCTTACGGGATGATGTTCGGCCATGACGAGCAGTTTTATAAGGACTATATCGAGCCTGACAATGATGAGCAGCTTGAACTGATGAAAATCCGCAGGAATCGCGTAGCGGATTATGAGGATAAGGAAAATGGATGCGGCTGGTACTGGTTGTCCAATGCCACGAAGAAGGACTGGTCCTCGGCGCACTTCGCTCGTTGCGACAGCAGTGGCCGTGCGAGCTACCACGGCGCTTCTGCCTCTAGTGGCGTTCGCCCGTACTTCGTCATTGGTTAATCAAAATCCCCGCCCCTTGTGGGCGGCGCTATAATATGAAAGGAGAATGTCCCGATGAATAAGCTGGACATCATGATGCGTCATGCCGGCGCATGGGTGAATAAACACAGCGCTCAAATTCTGATCGGTATGGGCATTGGCAGCGGAGCCGCATGCACTGTTCTCGCAGTGAAGGCGACACCGAAAGCCATGAAGCACATTGATAAGCGAAAAAAAGAACTTGATACCGATAAGCTGACGCTCACGGAAACCGTTAAGACCTGCTGGAAAGAATACATTCCCAGTGGAGTTGCGGGTGCCGTGAGCGTTTTTTGTTTGATCGGTTCCAGCGCTGTCAGCGAGAAACGAAACGCTGCGCTTGCCGCGGCATACAGCCTGAGTGAGGCAACACGCATCAATTACCGAGATAAGGTTATCGAAGTAATCGGAGAGAAAAAGGAGCAGGAAGTTCGAGACGCCATTGCAAGGGATGAAATCAAGAAGCATCCCGTTCGTGATAATGAAGTGATCGTGACTCGCGGCGGCAATACGCTTTGTTATGACTCTCTTTCCGGACGATACTTCAGATCCAGCGTTGAGAAGCTCAAACGAGCTGAAAATGAGATCAATCGTAAAATGCTTGATGAAATGTATATTTCACTCAATGATTTCTATGATGAAATTGGTCTTTCGCACATCGAGCTCGGCGACATAGTCGGCTGGAATACGGATAAAGGACTTGTGAATCTGTGGTTTTCGAGTCAGCTTACGCCGGACGACGAGCCGTGTCTGATGGTTTCCTTTCAGAATGGCCCCGACTACAATTACGATAAACTCTACTAAACCGCGAAAAAAACAAACGCTTTAATGGAAAACAAAATCCAAATTTAATCATTTTAGGAGGAAAAAACAATGATGGAGAACACGAACGAAATGATGAACATGGAACTCGCGAACGAAGCGACGACGGATCTGGTTGAGACGACTGTTGACTCTGGCAACGGTGGTATCGGTAGCTTTATCCTGCGTACTGCGATTACGATTGGCGTCTGGGAAGGCGGTAAGCGTATTGTCAAGTGGGCAGTGAAGAAGACGGCTGGTGCCATTGCGAAGGCGGAGGAAAACAAGCGCATCAAGCAGGCGAAGAAGATCGAAGGCGAAGAAGTGGTCGTCACGGACGATGTCCCCGATGTTGAAAAGACCCATCCGATTGAGTAAACGGTGAGTTTGCCGAGGAAGGCGTCCATTGCAGGGCGCTTTCCTTTTTATTTTTGTCATTTGGAGGTAAAACATGGCAGAGTATAAAGCCAATTCTCAGCGTTCCCGTGAAGAAAAGCGGGAAGCAGCTCCGAAGGAAGAGCGAAAGGTTGAGAAGGTTGTCAGCGGCGAAACGAAGCGACGGAAAAAGAACGGACTTTCCAAAGCGGCGGACAGTTTTCTGCAAAACGACGTTCACAGCGTATGGGGATATCTTGTCGAAGAGATTTTGATCCCTGCTGCAAAGCGAACACTCACCGATACATTCCACAATTTCGTAGATATGATGATCTACGGCGAAGCAAGAGGAGGCGGACGCGATCCGCGAAACGGCAGCTCGACGAGGGCTGCGTACTACTCCTACTACGATGACCGAAAAGGCGGCGGTCGTGAAAGAGTATCCGGACGAGCCCGCTCCAGATCAACATATGCGTTTGACGACGTGACGTACAGCAATCGCGGAGACTGCGAGCTGGTGCTCGATCGAATGGATGAAATTATTCAGGATACTGGCGCTGTAAGCGTTGCGGAATTCCTTGAATTGTCCGGCTATGATCCGGAACATACGGACTGGAAATACGGTTGGGATAGCCTTCGCGGTGCTGTGCCGAAGAAGCTGCCCAATGACGATTGGATCATTATGATGCCGAAGGCAACATTGATCGACTAAGGAGGAAGATATTTATGGCTACTATCAAACGAGATGACATTGTCGCTCATGATCCGGTAAATCATCCGCAGCACTATCAGGGTAAGGGTGGAATGGAAGTGCTCGATGTGATTGAGGCGTTTACGGACGGCCTTAACGGCATCGAAGCTACGGATACTGGCAACATCCTCAAGTATGCCTGCCGTTGGAAAAAGAAGAATGGCATTGAAGATCTGAAGAAGCTGGTTTATTACGCTAATCATCTGATTGCGTATCTTGAGAAGAAGCGTCAGAGCGAATTCTTCTCCGAAGTGGCATGTTCGACCCGTTCGAGTGCAAATGAAACCGGTATGGCAACCACTGTTCGTGGCTGAGAAAGGAGAGAACAACCATGAATATGAATAACATGATGGAGAAGGCCACCGGTCTGATCCACAAGGCTGGTTTTATGATGAAGCAGCATTCCCCTGAGATTCTGGTGATTTCCGGCATTGGTCTGGGCGTTTTCGGTACGGTAAAGGCCTGCAAGGCGACTGTGAAGGCTCATGAGAAGATTCAGGAATCCAAAGAACTGATTGAAGGTATTCATCAGATCGAGGAAGATGGCAAGGACAGGGAAGGCAACGACTACGGCAAGGAGGAAGCCAAGCGCGATCTGGCTACGGTATATCTGCACACCGGCGTTGAGATGGCGAAGCTTTATTGGCCGAGCGTGACCCTTGGCGCAGCAAGCATAACCTGCATTCTCTCCGCGAGTCATATTCTGAAGAGCCGCAATGCGGCACTGGCTGCCGCTTATGCGACGATTGACAACAGTTTCCGCGGTTATCGCAGCCGCGTAGCAAAGCGCTGGGGCGAGGAAGCTGAACGCGAGATCCGCTATAACATCGTAAACGAAGAGATTAAGGAGACTGTCGTTGACGAGGAAACCGGCAAGAAAAAGACGGTGAAGAAGACCGTCGCCAAGTGTGAGATGCAGGAGGGCTACTGCGACTACATGCGTTTCTTTGACAAGGAAACGTCCAAGGCCTATGAGCCGAGCAGCAGTTATAACGATATGTTCCTGAAGGCTCAGCAGACGCTGGCGAATCAGCGCCTTCGTGCATACGGCTACCTGTTCCTGAACGACGTCTACGAAGCGCTCGGCATTGAAAAGACACAGGCTGGTCAGGTTGTCGGCTGGATCTACGATGAGGAGAATCCGGTTGGCGACAACTATGTGGATTTCCGCGTGATGAAGGTCATGGTCGGGGATGAGGAAAAGCTGCTGATTGATCCGAATGTTGATGGCGCGATCGTGGAGGAAGCCGTAAAGCGCAAGCTGATGCCGCGCTGACGAACAATTGCCTAAGAGGGGGATTTGCAATGCGTAATAAGCTGATGACGACTGTACTGGCCGCGATGGCCAGCCTGTTCTTCGTAAGCGGAGTGGCTGTGCTGTCCGGCGGACGATGAAGAAAGGAATGGCGTTATGGAGTATCTGGAGGGGATTATTTATATGCTCGACACTTTACTCGATACAAAACGCAAACGACACATCACGGGCGGCATCCTGCTGAGCACATCCCTGCTCTTTGGCGGGCTTGCCATTACGGTTATGACCATCAAGGACAACGAGGAGAAAAGCTATGAACAATAAAATCTGTTTCCTCATGGGCGTTGGCATCGGGATGATTGCAGGTATGATGATCAGCCGCAGTCATTATGCAAAGCTTGCCCAGGAAGAAATCGATTCCGTCAAGGAAGCCTATGGTAAACGAAAGCGGAATGATGACGGATATTCTGCCAAGGTCGTGGTTGTGGATGAGAACCCAACGACGATGGAAGAATACAAGGATAAATTGAAGGAATGCGGCTATGTGACGGACGAGCCGTACAGAGATATCAATGAAGTCTACGATCCATACGTAATCACACCTGATGAATTCGGTGAAAAAGAGGATGAGGGATATTCAACAATCAGCATGACGTATTACGCATGCGGAACGCTGACGGACGACGCCAATCATCCGATGACGAAACGGGAGATCGAAGACGTTATCGGCAAGGATAGCCTTGATCACTTCGGCGAGCATGAGGACGACAGCCTGCATGTGCGAAACGACCGAATGAAGTGTGACTTTGAAATCCTCGCCGATCCGAGAACGTATGAAGAAGTTCTGGAAGCGACGCCTCATCTGAGGAGAGAGCTTGAGGAGGAAACCTAAGACATGGACGAGCGATATTTTGAGTGGATCGTTCGTCTCGTATGCGGAGACAACACACTAAAGAGACGCCGGTATCGAAAGCTGCTGGCGTATCTTCACGAACGTCCATTCATCTATTCGCTTGAGATGGATGAAAACCGCGCACGGGACGGCATCGATCTAAGATACCGTTATGCATCGGAAATGGGGACGTATGATATTTCCCGATCCGATCAGCCTTGCAGTGTGCTGGAGATGATGGCTGCGCTGGCCATTCGCTGCGAAGAACACATCATGTCGAATCCGGACGTCGGAGACCGGACGAGCGAATGGTTCTTTGCGATGATCGAGAGTATCGGTCTTACCGGCGAAGTAGATAGCGTATTCAACATCCGCCATGTAGAAATGCATATTGACCGCCTTCTCCACCGGGAATATGAACCGGATGGACGGGGCGGTCTTTTCACTGTACCGAACTGCCGTCATGATATGCGAGATATCGAAATCTGGTATCAGGCAATGTGGTATCTCGGCAGCTACTAAATGATCAGGAGGAAAAATGGAAATGTCTGAAATGCTCCAGTATATTTTCGGAACCATGACTGAGGCGGAAAAAGCGCTTGGTCAGATGCAGAAAATCGTGAAGAAGGCGCGCACGACCAGTCGCAAGAGTTTTGCGCTTTCCGTGATCG